TGGTCGTAGGGCGTTCTGCGATCCGTCCGTTACCTACCAACTCCAGCAGATCAGTAATGTGATCCAGCAGGACGTTTATGGTGGGAATGCTCATATTAGAGAGGGCATGAACGGCACGGCTTTCGTTGGTCGTTTTGCTGGCTTTGATGTTTTCGAGTCGCTGTTCCTTGATAATGCGATTACCGAAACCATTACTGCTACTGCTCCCTCTGCTGGTGCTCTTACGGGCACGAGCGCATATGCCAACATGTTCGTTGGTGAGGAAGCCTTCATCGGTGCTATGCGAGCCATGCCTGACATGGACGCTTGGTATGACAATAACTCTCGTTCAGACGTTTATCATGTTACCATGCGCTACGGCATCAAGCTGTATCGCCCGGAAAGCATGGTTATCGTTCTGACCGAATAGTAGGAGGATACATTATGACGCAAGTAAGAACTCCTGCTGGCTCTGGTGCTGGAACTGGCACTGGGTCCGAACAGACTGGTAACTCAAGCACTACTTTGAATGCTCCGGAAGCTCTGACGTTTAATGAGATTCCCGGTGTGATCAATGGTATGGGCTCTGGTCATGTCTGGTACGACATCATTGATGGTACTCTCTTCAGTGGTACGGTTGAAACCACCTCGTCTGACTTTGTGTGGAATATGACCGCTGCTGATAAGGGTCGCATCGTCGGCATCATGTATGCCAATGGCGGTGTTGCGATGGATGGTTCCGTTGGTTGG